GCGGAGGACAATTAGTACCTAGAATATCTTCAATTTTTGTTCTTACAATCATCCAAAAAACTCCTCATAGATTTCTCTCCAGTTATACACTCTTGTGATGTCGGATGGAATATCAACGTTGTGATTATGATCATGATTCATAAGATAGGTATTCAGACCCATCTCATATCCCTCAATTGCTCTATCAACACTGTCCTCAACCCAAATAGTGCCACTATCGCGATACCTTTCCAAAATGGGTTTCTTAGCGCTTCCACGTTCAACGCAATCAATTTCGCGAAAAGTTGTTTTTCCAAAAAGATTTTCCAAATTGCGCTTCCGAAGAATATGAGACCTTTTGTTGGGACCGAGGGCAGTAATACAATGAAAAATGGCACCGTGGTTTTCGTGCATTTTCCGAACATATTTAACAGAGTCGCGGAGCGGAGGAAGAAACTCAATCTCGGCGGACATATTAAAAAATCTCATGTACTTATCAGATGTTTCTTCTTCAAGTCCATACCTTTCATGAAGTTCATAAGAAGAACACACTTTTTTGTGGCCCTCTCCTTCCATCCATTCATGATAAATGCTCATCCAATCGACAAGCACACCATCACAATCCGTTAAAATAACCATATTTTTATCCTTTTCTTTATACCTTAGGCTATGATAAACCCATTGAAAGTCAACACAAAATTGAATTTAATCTGTATTTTTATTCGGTGAAGTGATTTTCATAATAACCGTTTATGTTTTCTATTAGAGGTTGTATCCAAGATTCTCGTTTTTCTTGAAATACTATAGGTTTTGGGTCATTATCGACCGTCATGAGAATGACAAGATTCTTTACTGGAATGGTAGTGAGCTCTTGCAACATAAGAGAGTAAGCGCAAGCTTGCATAAAGTAATTTGATATGTCTTCCTTTAACTTAATGCGAGAAGATGTCTTGAAGTCTATGATAGATGGTTTTTTCTCATATTCAGCGATCAGATCAACGCGACCCGCTACTCTTAGTTTATTCGAATACAGAGGTGTTTCTTGAGCGAGAATATTATTTACTTTATCATCAAGAACTTTTTTCAGAGTATTCCAAGAAAAGAGAACATGAGGCATACATTCACCTCCAAGATAATTCTCTTCGTTGTTGAGATACCTTTCACATATATTATGAACGGCCGTACCTTTGGTGGTGGCGTGATGAGAAACTCGATTAGCTTCTTCGTCCCCTACTCGTTTTCTCCACTCCTCAATTCCATGTTGAGTGGTTGCGCCAAGAACTGTAGTAATAGATTTTAACCTATTTCCTTCGGGAGTAATGTAGGTTCTACCATTTTCGGTTGTTTCCGAAACCAAATCTTTATATGGTAATTGAAAAGGTATATGTTGAAAAGTCATCTATCCCAATAATCCAAATCCGTATGTCTAGGCCTTTGTATCTTTATTCTCAGATTCTTTCGTCGAGATCTTTCAAATGAATCATATTCACGATTCTTTTCTTTATTCTTCTTAATTTTTGATTTCCTCTTCATGACTACTCAATCTTAGTAGTGTTCAATGTTATTCGATCCAGAATTTTTCTTTATCTTTTTAAGGACATCATTCCATCCCGATCCAGCTCTTCGAACGGGATTGATTGTATCATAGCTGATCGTTGGATTGGATACCATACGCTTTAGTTCTCCATTCTTTCCACAAGAACATTGAAGAGGATCATCCTTTTTTGCGATAGTGATAAATCGTTCTTCGATTTTGTCACACTTTAAGCAGCGATAGTCGTAGTTTGGCATGTTTGAAACCAGTGAGGTGTTTGTGTATATTTCCACTCCAATTTGAAGCGGTTTTGTTTAGTTAGATAAAATTTTCGATAAGATTCAACGGGGTTTGATTCATCCATACATTCCGGATTGCTTTTCATGGCCAAACGAAATGGAGTAATTTCGATATCAGGTATGTTATTGGGTGTTGGTTTCAAATGTTCTCGTAGAGACTTATCGGTGAGGTGAATCTTTCCATATCTTTTCGTGTACTCGTCACAAAGAGCGATAAAAAGTTCATAATGCCAGAGGTAGTTTTGGGATGATTCCCGAGTCCATATTGTACATGGATGATTGAAATGGACTGCATTATAAAGATAGTGTTCTCGATTATCTCCAAGCATATAATACTTGGCCATAGTTTTACCACTTCGAGATCTCCTCTTTGTTTCTACACCATCCAAGATACGATGAGCGGTTGACAACATTTGTGCCGACTCAACTACCATTTTCGGCACGTGTTTGTCGCAATGCATTGCCGCGGCAATACGCGGATTTTCATCAAGAATAAAAATGTTCACAGTGTGATAATATCAAAAACTGTGATAATGTAAATCACAAAATTTCCGGAAAGGTATCTTTTACCAAACTCTTTGTGATCTTAGAATATTTCTTATCCGCAAACGTGGAGAGTTTACCATCCTTTGCAGCAATTAGAATCTTTGCATCTTCAGCATACAGCGTTTCGAGAATTCCAATGAACCAACGTTCCTTTCGAATCTTTGAATATTTGGCCTGCTTGGTGCAATTCCCAATATTCTTGAATACACGATTCATACTTACGATAGGAAAACGAACCTCATCATTTTCTTTGTAAGGAGGAGCTCCTTCTGGAAAGTCCAACTCTACTTTGTCATTATAAGCCAATTGTAGAATTGTTTTAACTTGTTTATATCCATTTTTCTTTAGATAGTCGATTCGTTGATCACGATCTTCGATCTTTTGAACATTCGAGAAGACTTCATGTGGCAATAGTGTAATTTTATCTTTCATACTATTTTATTTATTTACAAAAAATTCCTGTGCTGATTCAACCAGAAGAGCGCAACGGTTGGTAATTAGATAATTGAGAATTTTGTTATTCTTTTTTGAACCCTGCTCCTTCAATTGGTTTCTAACTTTTTCTCGGATATCGTTTGGAGTTTTATCAAGATTTATCATCCAATCATTCCTTTGAAAGTTTCGCCATACATCAGGATCCATAGAATCTTGTAGGTTGTTGCGATCTTCCCACCATTCATCAATCTTCTTTGCTCGAAGAGGTGTTTGTCTGAGTTCCTCGGTGAATGTATTATCCGAACTTAAAACGTTTGGAACTCCATCACTTGAGTCACCCTTACAGATATGTTCAAAGAGATATCGACGAGGATCATCACTCTTCAAAAATTTCTTTTGAACCGGACTATATTGTTTAACATTTGAGAATTTTTGAAGTTGAAGAAAGTCTTTATCACCCGAAACAATCAGTATCTCTTCATTACAACCAAACTCTTGAGAATCTAAAACAAGTGTGCCAATGATGTCGTCAGCTTCAGCGCGATCAACAGTGATTACCGGATATGGAAAATTTTCTTCAATCTCATCACGTACAGTGTTCGCCATTGTAAAAAATTTATTCCAATCAACACTGGATGCTTCACGGTTCTTTTTTCTTGATGCTTTATACTCCGGAAAAACTTCTCTACGCCAACTGCTACTGTCACATGCAATAACCATTTTACCATATACTCCGCGATTTTTCGCGTTATGCATACGAAGAGAGTTGAGAATCATATGACGAATCAAGCCTTGATCTAGATCAGCTGGTTGTTTTTGAGAAAAGGCAGCTGCAACAGCAATACCTGAGAAATCAATTATAATCATAATCTTGAGTTTTGTTTATTTAAATTTATTTGATGTCAGCTTTATAAAACTCACCGTTCTTTAAACGCATAATAATAGTACTAGTATTAGATTTAACATAAGCGCGGCCGCCGTCAATCATTTTCTCATCTACAACCTTGTAGTCGTGTCTGTGAGCTGAATAGTGAAGATTGTTTTCATCATCCTGTATCATACCAAATTCTACATTTTCAATCCTATCCGCATTGGTAATCATAAGACTACCACTCACTGGACTTTGATATAAACCAAAATAACGATTGCCAAACTTTGGGTGAGGCGTATCACGATGGAAGATGTCCATCGCAAATTCTTCACTTCCCAAAGCGCTAGTACAAACATATTTTACAGGAACACCATCTTTTTCGGTATAATGTGAAACGATTTTGTTAGTGTCGAATAGCGGTTGGTGTTTTATTTTCATAATATTATTAATCTATACTATTTTACAACGATGTCAACTCAATAATATTTTATTACCATAGACCTTAGCGTCACCAGTGACCTTAGCGTTACCATAGACCCAAGATTTACCATAAACCTCAGCGTTATCATAGACCTTAGCGTTACCAAAGACAAAAGCGTTATCATAGACCTTAGCGATACCAAATACCTTAGCGTTACCATAGACCTTAGCGTCACCATAAACCTCAGCGTCACCATAGACCCAAGATTTACCATAAACCTCAGCGTTATCATAGACCTTAGCGTCACCATAGACCTTAGCTTTACCATAGACATTGACTTCACCAGATACCTCAGCGTTACCAAAGACCTTAGAGTTACCGGAGACATTGACTTCACCATAAACCTTAGCGTTACCGGAGACCTTAGAGTTACCGGAGACCCAAGCGTTATCAGAGACATTGACTTCACCAGATACCTCAGCGTTACCGGAGACCTTAGAGTTACCGGAGACCCAAGCTTTACCAGAGACCTCAGCGTTACCATAGACCTTAGATTTACCAAATACCCCAGATTCACCAGAGACCCAAGCGTCACCATAGACCTCAGCGTTACCACAAACAAAAGCGTCACCAGTGACCCAAGCGTTACCATAGACCTCAGCGTTACCATAGACCCAAGCGTTACCATCGTGACTGAGATTATTTTCCGATTCAACGTATCCGCCAATATCACCAGTTTTCACATCTCCGAAACTTCTAATCGCTTTAATACGATGAAAAGTTCCTCCGCCGAGTTGACTTTTAACACCGGTGAGAAGAATATATTTCTTGTTACTCATCATGGTTAATAACCTATAGGATTTGGTGTGAAATGTCAAATTTTATTTTCAACGTAAGTCGTTGATAATCAACAGGCGCTAAAACGTTTATTTTTTCAGTACATGTTTTCTATGAATTCTCGCTCCGACATACGCATTATAATACTTTTCGGGTTTGAAAAGCACATGATTCACCATTTGATGCCACAATTCCCAATAGGACATTTCTCCTTTAGTAGAGCATAGTCTTAGGATTTTTCTTTCAAATCTTTCACGACCGGATTGTTCCACCAATAGTTTAACTTCTTCACTTGATCCATAATAATCCATCCAATCGGATTCTTTTACAACTTTACGTTTTCTCTTTTGTCCCTTTAGAGGTTGAAGTTTTCTTGTACTGAAGAATCCTTTTTTTCCAATGTAGGACATATTATTCTCTTTGTCTGTTATCTCATAGACAAAACCGATTGCATCTCCTCTATTTTCTATTAGAAATTCCTTATGATCATAAATCCACATGAAGATATTTATTCTTCAACAAACACGGCCTTTCTTTCCGGCGCGGGTGTGTCCGGTTGGATTTTCTCCTATCCAACGATCATCAATTGGATCCGAGGCCCTTTGATAACGACTGTCACTTGATAGTCGATATTGGTTATCCGTAAGATTATCCATCGCGGCATGAACAACGAACATACCAAAGGTGAGAAAATCGCCGGCTTTAAACTCGGTAGTTAACCAACGTCTTTCAAACTTTTCAGAAATCTGTTTTGGGTTTTTGGATAGCGTTCCGGTAAAGGTCCATTCGCCTTTATCAGCATCACTTTTTTGTTTTGGATTATTTTCACAGTAAGAATCTACATCCCGATAGACATAATTTTTAAGAAGGTCCATTCTTTCATGAGACTTTTCTAAAATCGCGAGGCCTCCAAGGTTGTAAGAAATATCACCATATGGCACCCAACAGGTGAGTTGGTCATGAGTTCCTCGACCCATGTATGGAAGATCGCTATGAGGATTCGTACCCTTGCCCGGAGGCATTGCTCTCAACCAAGTATAATCATAATGTTTTATTGGTTCACCATAAAGACCCTCATAAAAATCAATAAGACGGCCCGAATATAACAACTTCTGGAGTTTCTCGGACTTATTTGCAATGTCCGGAATAAACTGTACACTTTCTCCTTTTCGACATTTCAAATCCTTTAGATAAAATCTAAAATCCAACATCCCTCGTTTGCCCATCTCTTGAGCAATTTCATTTCGGACTGAAAGAACTTCCTCTCTGTCCAAATAGTCTCTGATGAAAAGATAACCATCCTCCTTGAGGCGATTTCTCAATTCATTAAAATCATCAACTACATCGGAGGAGTCTCGTAGAACTCCAACGTTATTCAGTTCTTTACCATATGAATAGAATTTTTTAGGGAGAGTCATTTTCTAGGTTAATGTAAACTGGATCATCAACATCTTGAGAACCACAAAATGGACAAAATTCTACGGATTCAAAGTAATTAACCAAATCTTCATCAGCATCAGTGTTTGTCCAAGCCAACTCGAATCGTGTATAACAATCGTGGCAAAAGAGTTTTTCGTGTCCAGCCATATTAACCCTCGCAGACTGCACAATTGTTGATATTTCGAGCGAGTTCCTGAGCAGGATTGGCGCTTCGTTGGTAATACAATGATTTTATTCCATTTTTCCAAGCATACATCATGAGATCATTAACATCTTTTGGTTTGGTGTTAGGCGGAATCATGATGTTAAGGGATTGACCTTGATCAATAAATTTTTGTCTATCTGCGGCCTGAGTAACAATTTCATTTTGAGTAATCTCTCCGAATGTTTTGAAAACGTCTTTTTCATCTTGTGAAAGTTCGGAAAAGTGTTGTACTGAACCACCGTGTTGAAGAACACTTCGCCAAGCATCTTCTCCAAGACCCTTTTCATCGAAGATTTTTTGAAGATATGGATTTCGATATGTGAATTTACCCTTTGCCAAATCTTTCACAAAGTAATTAGAGTTCAAAGGTTCAATGGAAGGAGAAACCTGACCAAGAATGAAAGAACTTGATGTTGTCGGAGCAATCGCCATGGTTGTCGTATTACGCAATCCATAACCAGAGAGCATTTCTGGTTCTTCAAAAAGTTCGGCGAGTTTCCGAGAGGCTTCTTTTGTTCTTTCAGAGATAGTTCGAAAGATGCGTTTATTCTTTGCTCGAGCCGTGATTGATTCAAAGGGAATATTATTCGACTGAAGATATGAGTGCCAACCAAGAACGCCAATACCCAGAGCACGATGGCGAATTGCGAAGTTTCGAGGATGTTCCATGAACTCAACTCCATCTGTCTTATCGATGAACTCGGTCATTACCGCATCAAGGAAATAAGTCATTGTTTGAATCGCATCGGTTTCGACTAGTTCATCCCAACGTTCAAGATTCAAAGAAGAAAGATTGCAAACAAAAGATTCGGTTGGATTTGTTGGCAACATAATCTCTGAACAGAGATTGGAGTTGTGGATCTTAGCATTTTTGTCTCGATAAACATCGGGAGCTCCATTGTTTGCATTATCCGTATAGAAAATATAAGGATAACCCGACTCAAATCTTTTCTTGATTACCTTACCCCAAATTTTTCTCTTTTCAACATCTCCTTCAACCATGTTTTCCATCCACTCGTCGGATACACAAACACCAATTGAAAGATTTTGTATGGAGTCTCCGTCTGAACGAATGTGAAGAAACTCTTCAATGTCTGGATGATCAATGGGAAGATATGCTGCAAAGGATCCTCGGCGAACATTTCCCTGTGATACGTAATTCACCAAAGATTCAAAAACAGTAAGTTGATGATGAACACCCGTTGCGCTGCCGCCCGAAGAAATTGGAGTTCCTCGAGCTCGAATATCTCCAAAGTAACCGGAGGTGCCTCCTCCCATCTTGGACATGATGCCCACTTCTCCAACTTTGTAGAGAATACCTTCCATATTGTCAGGTACATAGGAAGAAAAACAGGAGATTGGAAGACCCCTTTCACGCCCAAAGTTTGCCCAAATAGGCGATGACAGAGAATAAAACCCTCTTGCCATGTAATTCTCAAACTTAGTAGCAAAATTCTTAACACCGAGAATAACCTCGGCCTTATTTGCAATATCAAGTATTCTTTGTTTTGGTGACTCTCCTTCTACAAGATATCCTCTCTTGAGGAAAAGTTCCGATTCACTATTCAGCCAATAATATTCTTTCATGTTAAACTATCTTTTCAATTTTGTTTCAGTTATATTTCACCATCAGAAGAGATCCGACTCATCAAATGACTGATTGTTCTTAGCATATTCTACAGGACGAGAATGGAAGAAGTCGGTCATGTTATTTCCAAGCAACTCCTCGTCAAACCATAAAGTTTTCTTCACCATTTCAGAATCAACTTCAAGGGGAGAACCAAATCCGATTCGTTCCAAAGATTCGTTAATCCGATTACGAATAAACTCTTTGAGAATCTTAGCATCCAAACCTTCTTGCTGATATCCATTGATCATCCAATCAACAATCTTCGCTTCGGCCTTGTAAGCTTCACCCGCTTCCTGAAGGATTCTTTCTTTCAATTCTTCATCAAACAACTCAGGCATCTCTTCACGAATGGTGTTGATGATTTTCGTCCCAACCAGACCATGAATGTTCTCTTCGTTTCGCGTGTATTTCACCTGTTGATCAACGTCTTTGAGAACATTTTTGAATCGAGCAAACCAATTGATGATATAGAACTGAGAAAAGAGCGATACATTCTCAACAAAGAGTGTAAAGAGAATGAGCGCGTAAAGATATTGTTTCTTCGAGTCCTTATAAAAACGATGAGTGTATTTTTTAAGATATTTAACTCTCCCCTGAATCCACTCAAGTTTCATATTCTCCTCAAAGATGTCTTCCATATCCAAAACCTCAATGAGGCGTTCGTAGGCGTTATTGTGAATAACTTCGGTATTCGCCATAACATATCCCATATCGGATAAAGCTGGATGGGGTAGATTGTCTCCGAGTTTCGCCCAGAAAGTTTTTACGGCGATTTCGATTTGACCGATAGCGGAGAGTGTACGAACAATAATCTGTTGTTCTTGTTCAGTCAGTTCTGTTCTGAACTGATGGACATCTGAAGTAAAGGAAAATTCTTTATCGGTCCAGAATCCAGAGTGCATGGATTCAATGAACTCTTCGGTCCATGGATAATGGTTTGGTTTGCGGGCGATTTGTTCTTCGAATATGGACATAGATAGAGCGTTAAATTTTTAGATAGTTATACTACAGGAAAGAGAGTAAAAAGTAAAGTATATAGTGTTACTCGTTACTCGCTTTTCTTCGTATAGCTCTTAACGCTCCCGTCTCTTCATCCCGAAGAACAATTGTGGCATCACGATTTCTTGTCGCGTATTTGTATATCTCAAATTGCTTTTCATCTTGGAGGTTGAGATATTTTGACCAACGTTCAAATTTGTTTCTACCCACCGAAAAACGACGAAAGACTTCGCTGGGAACGTCAAAGTCTTTAAATTTTTTTCGAGGAGCACCAAGCGGTCTGTCCGCTATCGCTACCGATCCCGTAGTAGTTTGATCGTTGATCATCTAATAATATCCTCCTGTGTTACGTAAATTGTTTGTCTTGTTTTGTGATGGTGAGCTTTGAACACCGGCAAGTCGAATATTTGACCTACCGGTGTTGATTCCGAGATTGTGACCCAAGTTTCTTTTTTAGCTAGTATTTCTCCCGTCTTGGGTAATGCGATATCACGGCCTAAAGCATATTTTCCCTTTTCTATATTTCCTCCTTCATCAAGGTACCATTCATTGAGTCCTTCGAATTCACACTTGTGGGGGTTATAACCTGAAACTTCATTTAGAATTTGACCGATCTTTCGATCTGACATTCCAGTTTCTTCTTTGATAAGATATAGTGCTGCAGCGTAGGAGGCTAAAGTTGATTTACCAAGAGGTACTTTATTAAGTAGTCTTTTGAGATTAAAGACGAGTTTGTGAAAAGTATTATATGCCCCCTTCTCTTGAGAGGTTTCGGGTTTCTTAATAACTTTTCCATCTTTATCCACAATACCCAATTCATAGGCTGTGGTCTTATTCCACGGAGTGGTGAGAAGACGTAAAAAACGAAGGGCGTAAAAGAAATCTCCGGCTCGAAGTAGGGACATTATAGTGTTTTCAGTTTGTTCGCAATATTTATATCAATACCGATATTTTTATATTGTGATGTTGGTAAATAGTTTAAAAATAATAGGAATGTTTTCACTGCCGGCAAAAGATCATCATCGATACGATAGAACATCATACGATTAGCAGCCTTCACATTGAAAACATTATAAATTGAAATTATGTGGTTTAACACCAGTCGTTCTTGAATGATACCAGATTCTCGGTATCGTCTCAACAAACGAATAATGTATTTGAATCGCGCCAAATCATCATAAAAATCCTCTATCGAAAGACAAGATGGATTTTCATAATGTTTAGCGGCATAAAGTTCAAAATTTTTATTATTTAAATCATCAAACAACTTCATAGTTGAAGTTATTTATCTATCATTCTGTGTCTTCGGAAACAACTTCTGGTTGTTGATTAATGAATCTTTTAATAT